ATTTCTTCTTCGTTAGGCATAGTTATCTCCTATGTTGGCGTTATTCTTAACTCAATAACGTATGTTTATATTTGCTGAGATACTACTTCAGAACTTTCGAGTGAAGCAATGATCTCATCATCATTTACTATCACCATTTTGACATTTTGTACAGATATGCGTGCACCTGCATAACGACCAAACAAAACCCAATCTCCTACTTTACACCAAGGTGCTTTTCTATCACTATAACATTCAGGTCCCATTGCTATTACTTGACCTACACTATTTAAATAAGCTTGTGTATCTTTATTTTTATCTGGTAAATAAATACCACCTTTTGTTTTAGATACAGGTCCTTTTGGTCTTATTAAAATTCTATATCCAACTGGTTGTGGAACTTTTGTAGGTGTAGGTACGTCATCTTCTGTAGCCCATGCTTCATTACTCATCATCTTCTATTTCTCCTTTTTTATATTTTTCAATTATCTCATTAATAATTTGTAGAGATTTATCTAAACCTTGACCGTAGCCATAGTTTCGTTTAAACTCCTCTATGTTATCTACACCTTTTGACAACAAATTATTACCTAATTCTTCTTTATGCTTTTTTATTTGATTCTTGATCGCTTGTAGTAGTTTTTCCATTTACCATTTCTTTCAGTTTATTAAGAGCATCATCAAATGATGCATTTAATTTTTTAGATGCTAATACAAATTGTTTTGGTTTAACTAAACTTATTGATATTTTTTTATTTTCTAAAAACTTTTTAGCTTGTCTTATTTCTTCAGCTTTAATAGCCATATTACTTATCACGTTTTGCAATTCGAGAAGCTGCCTCCACTATCTTAGCTTTCACTTCAGCATCTTTTCTAGCTTGTTGTCTCTCATTAGTTTTAACGCCTTCTTCAAATCTTGCTTTACGAATATTTAATTCTTCTTTTTTCATTTGAAGATTAGCCATTTTCTCTTGCATATCCATTTGCATCTGTTGTTGCTCTGGACTTGGCGGCATACTACCCATTAAATTTTGTGCCGCTTGTGCTGCTGCAACTGCAATTCTATTTTCTTGCTCAATTGGAAGTGGTTTATTCTCTTTATCTAAAAATTCTTGATTAAATTGACCACTTGATACTGGAATTCCTTCTTGAACTTGAGCTTGCATTTGTTGTTGATATAAAAATGCCATGTGTTGACCCATATGTGCTAACATTTGACCATATAAAGCTTGTTTCGCTTCAGGTGTTCCACCAAATCTAGGGTCATTAATGAATTGTTGATGTACTATAAGATGTGCTTGATGGTCTTGTTCTTCAAAAACTTGAATAGGTTTACCATTTAAGAGTGCCATGTTCTCAGAAACTGGATCTCTACGAGGAGTTTCTTTATCATCTATTAATAAATTCTCATAATCAGGTACATTTAACGATTGTAAAAATCTTTTATAAGCTTGTTTTACATCAATAATCTGTGGAGCTTGTTGTGCTAATTGAAGTCCAGTCTGTGCTAAAGCTATTCTTTGAGCGGAAGATGAAATATTAGGGTCTGATACTGGTACAACATCAATTGCTTGATCAAAATCTTTTCTTCTAATGATTTTTTTCTCACCAATTGTTTCATATGGATATTCATCGTCTAAATATTCTCCATTTATTTCATAAATTAATTTAAATTCTCTACCTTGAGCTTGATGCAATCGTTTGTGTATAGCAGAAAATACTTTAGAACCTTGTTCTATAAGAGCAATAGTAGTTCCTACTGGACCAGATCCTGCAGATTGACCTACCATTGCATCAGCGATTGAAGCAAAACGTCTACCTGATTCTGTCATTACTCCTAAAAGTTGAAGTAAAGTAGGAGATGGTTCTTTAAATGGAAGTGGAATAAATGATTTTCTTAAATCATCTCCATAAGCTTCTACTTCTACCCATTCTCCTGGAGATATAGTTAAATCTCCACCTTCAATTCTTGCTCCTTTAGCTCTAAATCCACCATTTAAATTTGCAAATGCTGCTGAGTCAAGTAAAGCTCTTAAAGCTCCAGTGCTCGCATGCTGTAGACCGCCGATCATTTGTATTAAACCAAATCCATAAAAACCTAAACCTGGTAAATATTTATAATGAATAAAATAAGTTCTTTTACGTTTTAATTGATCTTCTTCTTTCCAGTTACGTCTAATTGATAATACAATTTGCATATCATAATCAATTGTAACAATATATGGTAATGCAATTCCATTTTTATCTTCTCCTAAATCTAAATCTACGTGCATTTCTAAAATAGTATGTAATCTATCAGCAGATGATGGAGACATACCTTCTAATCTTTGAAGTGTTGCTTGAATTTGATCGTCTGTATTTAAATCGCCTTGTGTTTTAGATAAAGCAACATCTCTATAAAATCCCACAACTTGGTATCTTCTAATTTCATTTACAGATAATTTCATTACTTGTGTATATCTTTCAGCAGTTTGTAAATCTGTATTTTGATATGCAATTACAAAATCTTCTGCTGGTACAAATTTTGCACAAATTCTATCTAACGTATCATCAAAATATATTTTCTTAAATGCTGAACCCGATAATGATAAATAAAATAACATTTGATCTAATTCATTAAAGTAATCAGGTATTTGTGTAGTAAGTTGATAATTCATAAAATCTTCAACTCGTGAAGCTTGTTCTATTTTTTTATCAGTAATCTTACCAATGATTTGGGTTTTCACGGGCCCACCAGCAGGGAATAACTCTGCAATAGCTCTAGCTTGAAATTGTGTGGCAGCTTCTGCAAGTAATGGGTGATGTACTCCAGAAGCTCCCGGAAATGGATCGTTTCTATCTTCAACAATTACACCTAACATCTTTAGACCTTTAGAGTATTGGTCTTCCCATTCTTTTCTTGAAGACTTATCATCTTCATAAGCTGTAATTAATTGTTTTCCAATTCTTGAAACTTGAAAACTATCTAAAGTTTCTGCAAGATTTTCATAATGATCACTTTCAAAAGCTTCTTCAGCTTTATCAGTTTCATCTTCATTAATGTCGACAGTAATCTTCTTACCTTCATCATCAGTATATTGCAGTTTCTTTTTATCTAGTTCAACTTCAAGTGCCATATTATTTTTTCTTTTTACGTTTAGGAAATCCTGCTTTCATATTTGCATATGCTTTAGCAGATATAGTAGATTTAGATTTAGGTCTACTAATTCCTAATTTTTTTCTTCTATTTATATTTGCGTATAGTCCTTGTTTTTTTTTCATAGGTTTACTAATTTGTTGTGGAAAGTTAGGTCTTGCCAACGGCATTACTTTTTCTTTCCTTTTTTAATTACTCCTCTTGCCATTAAAATATCTTTTTTAGTAACTTTACCGTCACCTGACATATCTGGAAAAGATTTTTTATTTTTCTTTTTTTTCATTATTTTTTTCCTTTTCTTGCTTCTGATAAAGCAATTGCTATAGCTTGTTTTTTTGATTTAACTTTTTTCTTTGATTTTCCAATGTTAAGTTCTCCCTTTTTATATTCTTTCATAACTTTAGAAATTTTATTTTGTGTTTTTGTTTTTTTCATTGTTTAATACCTCCGGGTTCATACCCTATACATCTATCGTATAGTATAAAACAAAAAATCACTGGAATAAAGCTAATTATTCCAGTGATTAAACAATCAAAAAGGATCTTATTTTGAGAAGTTTGCTTTGTAATCTTCAAAAGCATCTTTCCAGAACTTTTGAACTTTCTGATTATAGTCAGTCCAGAAGCTCTTAACTTTACTATAATCTAAATAATCTAAAGGGTTAAACATAATTATCTCCTATTGTTAATAAGTATATAATTATTATTTTTTACATTTACAGGTCTCGTCTTTAAATCTTTTAGCTCTTTGTTTTAATTCATATCTCCATAATTTGTAAGATAACCAAGAATTAAATTTATTTAATATTTTAATTATTATCGACATCTCCATCTTCTTCTAGCTTGCCTTAATCTACTATTAGGATCTTTTGCAGCTTTAGGAAACA